AGAACGTGACGTTCTGCACCTTGGCAACGGCGACAAGTTCGGCTGTGCGAGTGGAGTTGTTGTTGCCGTCAAACGTCAGCCCGTAGAACTCCAAGTCGGTGTCGTAGTAGACATTGACCGTACCTGAGATGATTTCGTTGCGGATCGCGGTCGTGCCTGCTCCGAACCCGGAGGTCAGCTTTATGATCGACTTGTTCATCCCCTCACCGATCAGCGTCGTCTTGGTCTTGACGAGCAGCGTGGTGGAGATGCGGTAGGTGCCAGCAGGGAAGTAGACGCTGCGCCCGGTGCCAGCGTTTAGCGCGTTCTGGATCGCCGTGGTGTCGTCGGTAGACCCGTCACCCGTGGCACCGAAGTCCTTGACCGACAGCGACTGGCGTAGGCGCGCTTGGACCGTGGTGGCCACCGCTCCCGTGCCGGTCTGAACATACCCGACAAGGCTGGAGCCATTGGACGCGGCCAGTGTGGTCAGCGCCGAAATGACGTCGATGTTGTCCACCGTCCAGATCTCAACGTCGGCGGCCGAGGTCAGCTTGAGCTTGTACGAAGTGTCGCCCAGCCACACCGACGCCTCGCCGCGGCTGTCGAGAATGATGGGGTTGGTGTTGGCCACCAAGCCGCTGGCCGATGTGTAGGTGGCCAGCGGCGTGGTCGTGCCAGCAGCGTAGGAGTACAGCTTCCCGCCAGACAGAGGCACGCCGTTGGCGTCGAAGAACTGAAGTTTGGGTGCGGGCGAAAGAATGGCCATTTTTACCTCGGTACAAGGGTCATGGTTGGCGCCGCCGAATACGTCACGCGCAACCGATCATACGGGGAAAGCATGAGCATTCCGCTGGTGACGCCGACACCAAAAAATGTCGCACCGTCCCGTGAGAATTCTATTTGAGACACAGTGCCACCGCTGACAATAACGTCTGCGGTGACGCCGGTCTGGTTGATGTACGTGAACGCCGATCCGGTAACGGTGATAGCGCTGGGTGCGAGCCCGTAGTTCTGCGGCGGCGGCGCGATGGGCGGCTGGTTGCCAATCTCCAAGTCCGCGCGCAGACTGGCAATGCTGGCGAAATAGTCAGCAGGCGGCAGTGTGCCGATCTCAGCGATGTTTGCGACTGCAGCTATTTCTGCGGTGTAGTCGATTGGCAGCGGAGACAACTGCAAGTCTTCCAGCGTGGCGGCGCTTTGGCCGCTGCCCGTCAGCGTGAACAGGTTCAGCAAGAACCGATACCACTCACGCGAGATCAAGCCCGTGCGCTCATCAGTGAACGGCACGCGCGGCGGCGTGATGTTGGAGATGTTCGGCGGGCTGGTCATGCGTTGGTGCCGCTGATGTTCAACTCAGCGCCCATGATGGCGATCTTGACCGGATCTGTGCCGCTGATCTCGTACACCCGGTCACGCAGCTTCAGCGTCATACCTAGCCGGCGCCAGAACGCTCGACGACCGTACTCCCCAATGCGCCCTATAGACGTCCAGTGCTCGTTCGACCATGTGTGGCCACCGTCGTCTGACCAGCGCAGCATGACTTGAGGGTTGGCCCCTACGACGTACTCTGCGCTTGCGTATTGCACAAGCAGGGCCTGCCCGTCTTCAGCAAGCAAGTCCAAACCGTCTTGGGTGAGAATTGTGTCAACGTCAAAGAAATCGCGCCCGTTTAGACCCACGCCGGTTTCGCAATCAAGCTGCAGCGTGTGGTGCGCTGTGCGTTTCAGATCGTTCTTGCCCGTGGGCAGCGCCCGCCAAGACCGCAGCCATCTTTGCGGCGCGGTGTTGTCGGCGTAGACGTCCAAGTCCAGCGCGTAGATGTTGCCGTTCTCGTAGTCGCCCACCACGATCTCGTTGGCGAACGACATCTGGCAGTTGCCGCGGTGGCGTGTGAACACGCCGTTTGGCGTGTCCCAGCCGGCACGCTCATGCCAGGCGCTGGTGGACACGTCGTAAACCCAGGTGGTGTTGGCTGCGGGGAAATTCAGCACATAGAAGGCGTGGCCGTCTTGCTGGTAGGTGTACCCCACCGCGTCGGCCAGGTTGCCGTACTGCTGAATCTGCCACTCCACCGCGTGCGTGCTGATGCGCTGGCCCGTGTAGCCATTCGCACGGTAGACGATGCCGCGCCCGCGTGCGTCCGAGCCCAGCCAGAACAGCCCGTTGTCCAGTCTGGCCACGGAAAACGGCGCAGCGCAACCGATCTCGTTGAACGCCCCCTGAATCCGCGTCAGGGGAAAGTCGGCCGCGCCGCTGTCGTACCAGACTTCGACCGAGTTGGTGCCGAAAAGCCAGGCTTCACGGTGGTCGATGATCAGGCTCACCAAGCCGTCTGGCGAGCCTTCTGCGCTCGCAAAATCCAGCGGATCTACCGAGGTGCCATCCAACAGGCTTGTGACCCATACGCGCTGGCTGGTAGGCTCGTTGAAGACGAAGTACCCGTCAAGGTAGCCGACCGTCACCGCGCCGGGGAAGTCTGGGTCTGTGATCTGCGCGAATTGACCCGAGCCGGAGTAGATGTAGCTGGGGCCGTTGCAGGCGATGAACAACTGCGTGCCGTTGTCGGCCATGCTGACCGGACCGGTGCCCGTCAGCGTGCCGATTGTGGTGACCTGCCAACTGGAATCGACGCGGTACAGCGTGTTGCCGCTGGCCACATAGCCGTAACCGCCGAAGGCCCACAGACCTCGAACAGGCCCGCTGCCGACAGACGCCAGCAGCCGCAGCCCCGGCGCGCGCTGCAAGAACGCCGGCTCCTTGCCTGCCTCCGGTACGATTTCCGGAAACAGGTTGATCATCCGGTTGTCCGCAGCATTGACGCTGCGGGCGACGTATGCTGACCCGAGGATGGGCGTCTTCATGCTATACTACCATTCATGTTAAACGGAGATTGAGCATGGAAACGTGGAAACCAGTTTTTGGCTTTGAAGATCTGTACGAGGTGAGCGATCACGGTAATGTGCGCCGCACAGCGCGAGGTAAAACGCTGGACGGCGCCAAAGTAGCCGAGGCCAAGCGCATGTTTGAGCAAGGTGCGCTGTTGCGTGAAGTTGCGGCGTTTTTGGACACCAGTTTGGCCACCGCCAGCAACATCAAGCGCGGCAACACTTGGGTCGGAGACACTCGGCATCGTCCAGTAAAACTTCGATTGGACACGCATAAATACGCACAAGTCGATTTGGTGCAGAACGGCGTCTATCACAGAAAACGTGTGCATCGGCTGGTGTGGGAGACATTTAACGGCCCAATTCTTGGCCGACTTGAAGTCAACCACAAAGACCTTGACCGCGCCAACAATCGGCTGGACAACTTGGAATTGCTTACGCATCGGGACAATGTTAACCATGCGCACGCTATTTATGCTGAAGAACGCAAACACCTGCCTAAAGGCCAACGCCGCGGCCCTCGTAGTCAGTATGCTAAACTTCAACATTCCTAGTAGTTGCCTGCATACACATTAAACCGCTGGCGAGTGGCCACCAACGAGTACGGCAGGCTCATGATGTCGTCAGGGTTGTTGATGCGCTTGATGTTGCGCTTGGACGTCATGGCGATGCGCTGGACCTGCGGTGACGGCTCAACGCCGAACTCGGGCGCAATCTCCATCGCCAGGTTGTAGGTGAACGCTCGCAGGTAGCCTGGCGGAAACGTCAACTCGGTGGCCAACGTGGCCGGCTGCGTCAGTTCCTCGACCGAGATGAAGTGCCACTCCAGCAGCCGCGTGGGCACCGGGTAGATGTACATCTCAATGTCGGGATACGTCATGTTGATCCACAGCACCTGCGGATACGTTGACGTGACCGTCTTGACAGCAATACCGTTGTACTGCTGCTGATTGATCATTTTGATGCCGAAGCTGACGTTCGTGCCGGGGTCGCGGAAGTACGTCGAGTCGTCCAGCAGGACAGGCCGGTTGCCCACAAAGTCGCCCGTAGGCCCCAGCGTGCGGCTGATCGTGCTGGCGGGCCAACTAAACACTTGGTCTTGCGTGCTGAACACAGACAGCCGCTCGGTGTTCCACGAATCCACCATTTGATTCATTGCCGTCAGCGAGTCCTGCATGACGGCGGCGGATGTGGTTTCGCCTTCTGCCAATACGCCCAGCAGACGCAAGGCGCGCTGGATCTGATCACCCGCTGAGGACATTCTCTGGCTCCTTACGGCGGCGGCGGCCCAGTGCGTTCACTGGCGGCGCGGCGTCTTGCTCGTTTTCAACGCCGGGAGTATACCGCTCCCACCCGTTTCGCTCGTCGTAGATTGCCTCCATTTCCATCGTGGCAACCTTGGCCCCGTGGATGGGGTGGCGAAGATAGATGACAGCCATTGAGACAAGGGGCCGAAGCCCCTTTCCGTTACACGCAGTGGATCAACGCGAAGTTGATGACGACCGCTTCAGACAGCGACCCCGCAGTCAGGTTACGCAGCGCAATAACCGCAGAACCAGCAGTCATGCTGGAAATGTAGGTCGTATACGCCGCAGCCGTAGCGCCGCCCGACACGTTTACGACGATTGAGTCGTTGGCGGAAATGAAGCTGTTGTTCATCGTGAAAGTCACTGCGGTATTGCCCGCCAAAGCCGTGGCAGCCATAGTGATGCGGCCAGCAGCCTTGTTCAGCGTTACCGCTGTGGTCTTGTCCGTGGCCTGCGTTACCGTGCCCTGCGCGTCTGCGGTGTACCCCAACTCGCTGGACGCATAGACGGTACCCCCACTAACCGAAGCGCCGGTAACAGCGCCCGTAACAGCAACCGCACCCGTAACGGTAACGCTTTCGAACTCGGGGTCGCTGTACGCGACGCCGACAGCCTTGGTATTAGGCATCATCGTTCCTTTCAAAAACGGGGGCCGAAGCCCCCTGATTGATCACGCAGCCTTGTAGACCGTGTACGCGTTTTCCGCGGTCTTCCGGAAGCGGAAAATCGCGCTGGTCGTGACGGCCACAACCGCGACGGCGTTGCCGCCGTCAGTGAAGCCGGTGCCAGAACCCATAGAGAACGTCACAGTGCCGGACGACGTGCCGATGTTGACAACGGACAGGTCGAACGTGCTGCCAACGGTAGCGTTGGGCAGCGCGGCTTCCAGCGTCGATGCAGCAGGCAGCGTGTAGGTCGCCGCGCTCGTGGATGGGTTGGCCACCAACATGCCGCCGACCAGTTGAGCAGCCGTCAGGGTTGCGGTAGCGGTTGCGGTCTGCGGAGTAGCCGCGTACCCCATCGTAGTTTCGTTGCGGTTGCCTGGACCAACTTGGTAGCCGCCAGCGCCATTAGGGAGAGCCATGATCTATTCCTTTCAGATGAAGTTCAAAAGGGGGCCGCTATACGCTTAGCAGCCCCCGTTTCGGTTTAGCCCCAGAGACGGCAAGCCATCTGCGGACGGATGGTGCTGTAGCCGTACAGCACGTCAATCCGGCAGGGCATCCGGTCGTTGTTGATGTCGTACTGACGCACGATACGCAGGCTGATGCCGTTGTGGTTGGCGCGCGCAGCCATGTCAACACCTTGCGGCAGCAAGAGGTCAGCAGTGGCAAACGTGATCGCGTCCTTGTGGTACACCAGGTTCTGCGGGTACTGCGTGGACGCGGAACCGATGAACGTCGCTGCCTTGCTGGTAGCAGGCAGAACGTTCACGGTAGCCAGCGCGTGGTCGGCCGAGTAGATCGGAGCAACCGTAACAGTCGCCGCGCCGCCCGATGCAGTCACGTTGGCAA